ATTCTACCAAAGGCTATCCGAATCGTATCATTTGATACACTACTACATTGTTGAGGTGACTATCATGCCAACACCATCAGAAAAAGCACACAAATACGGAAAACTATCTCACGCTGAATATGCCAGTTGGTATGGTCAGCAGATAGGAGTGGTTTCAGGCGACCTCGTTGCTGCTGGTGAGAAGCGCTCAAGAGGTCTTATTGAAGAGGCTGTTGAGGCTTTACTACCAGTTCTAGTAGAAGTAGAGGAAGAATTAGCGACTCCTGAAGATATAGGCGAGACTGAAGATTTCCCAGCAGAATTAACTTACGATGCTATGACAGCGAAAGAACTGAAAGCATTATGCAAAGACCGTGGGCTACCTGTCTACGGCACAAAAGCCGAACTCGCTCTACGCTTGAAGCGTGACGATGAAGGTATATCCGAGTCCACGACTGAGACGGAAGCCCCCGCAGAAGCGGCTGCTGAAGTAGAGTCGGACACCCCCGCAGAAGCGGCTGTGACCAATGGTGAGACAAATGACGAAAGTAATAGCGAACAAGAATTTATTGATGAGACGGAATGATGAACAGAAACACGAAGTAAGAGTAGACCCCGACGACCCCGAACTTGTAATGGAAGTTTGGATTAGGGAAGTTTCTTTCTTCGACATTCAACTTGCCGCACAATCAATGTTTGATATCAAAAGCGATGGTCAAATGTCTCTAAACCTAGAAGGTTACTACAAATACGCATTTACTAACTGGGTAGTGCGAACTAATCCTAACTTATCCAGCGACGAACTACTTAACATAAAGGGTTACATTGGTGAACAAATCTCAGCATTATTACCAAGCCCGAGTGAACTTGGTGAAATGATGTCAGGGGGGTTTACCAACGGCGGGAAAAAATGATTGAGGCATTCCTCAGTCGTAAAGTCATAAGGACACCTGCCGATTTAGAACTCGCAATCGAGATGAGAGTATATGTTGTGGCAAAGCATTATGGGATATCAATAAAAGAGGTGCATGAGATGAGTCCACAACAGTTCGCACAATCTTTCGCTTGGGCCATGGTTGGTCGTAAAGAGGAAGAGAAGGCTCAAAAAAGAGCCAACCAGTCTAGCGGTAGCGGCGATAGAGAGACTGTATCCCTTGATTATGATTTCTTAAACACGGAGGATTTCTAATGGCAAATTTGGCTGGCCTGACAGTAGCCCTTGGTGGTTTATCATCAGGAGCAGGTTTTGTCTCAACTATTTTTGGAACATTAGGTAGTGTATTTAGCGGAGCAATAGGAGTAGTAACGAGCGTATTTTCAAGTGCAATTAGTTTTATCAAAGAGAAATTTAGCGGAGTAAAAGACTTTTTCGACGCTAACATAATGCCTATTTTTCAGGAGTTCTTTGATTTCATATCCCCAGTAGTTGAGTTGATTGGCACTTTAATAAAGGACTCGCTAGGTTTAGCATTTGAAGGTGTCAAAATATTATGGGAAGCGTTAGTAATAGGCATGGATGTATTATGGAATGATATTATTGTTCCTTTATGGAGTTTAATAGGCCCGGTGATAGAAGCAGGTATCGCTGTTATAGGTGTGCTGTGGGATACATTTGTAGGCGCTATGAAGATTATTTGGGATAATCTAGTAGTTCCTTTGTGGGATTCGGTTGGAACTCCTATGACGATGGGTATTACTGCAATCGGTGCTGTATGGGATACTACCATGGGATTGATGGCCTTAGCGTTTAACAATCTTATAGTTCCTATATGGAATTTAGTTGGCCCTGTTATACTTCTAGGTATCAAGGCCATACAAGTTGCATGGGAAGTATTAGTCGCTGCTATGAAGTTAGTATGGGATTATGCCATAAAACCACTTTGGGATTTCATCGGCCCTCCAATTATTGCTGGTATAACTGCTATTAGAGACAACTGGGATTTAGTAGTTTCATTCATGAAAGAGTATTGGGATAGAACACTAGGTGGTGCTCTTAGTTTAGTATTTGATGGTTTATTACTAGCCTTTGACGGAATAAAAATGGCATGGGATGGTATAGTTGGTGCTATAGAGTGGACTTACAATAATATTCTAAAACCTATTTTTAATGCATTCAAGGCTATAATCGAAGCAATTTTAGTGCCAATAGAAAAAATCGTAGGCGCTGTAAAGAAAGTGGTTGACAAAGGAAAAGGACTTATCAAGAAAGGTCTAAAGAAAATTGGATTTGCAGATGGTGGTATAGCCAGTGGGCCAAAGACAGGATACGATGTCACACTTCACGGCACAGAAGCAATAGTGCCTCTACCTAATGGTCGTTCTATTCCTGTAGAACTCAATGGTGGTGGAGGTGGAGGTGGTAACACTTTCAACATTACAATCAACGCTGGCGGTATGACGGACAGAACTGACAAGCGTGAGTTTGCTAGAAAAATAAGCAACGCTATACAACAAGAAATCGCTCGTGCTTCGGGTGGTTCAACAATGAGGTCGGGTAGATGAGTGACGGATACGGAACACCAATACGCCTTCACTTCGACGGTGGTATACTAAGAGATGTAGCGAACTTTGTTGGTTTCGGTGATGACCCTTTTCCTCCTATGGAACTTCAGGCTCTTTCTATCGCACTCAGTGTAGAGCGTAAAGTTGGAGGTATGCCTTTACCGCTTATGGGAGGAAAAAGATTAGGTATTGACCTGAATATGGTAAATTCTGCTATAGTTATTGAGGGAATCTTTACTGATGATGATGTGAATAGAAGGATTACTGTAAGTAGTGGCGCTAATGGTTTTATTGATTTTTCTGTTGAGCAAGTGTATAATAATTCAAACGGCTTTTCCATAGCAGATACTTCTCGCTTCGCAAATCTAGTAGGTAGTGAAAGCAAGTTAGTGATAACTCAAAAAGACGGAGATAAAAAAGAAATAGAATTTACATTAAATGCCACTCCTAGTCATTATACTAATCCCGGTGTATCTAATGTTCAAACAGGCGGTGGTGTCACTCTAATACATATTCATCCTACTAATTTTCTTACCCACGCTCAAATGGCTCAATCAATACAAACTGCGTTAGGGCCAAGTCATCTAAACTCAACTATCAACGCTACACTCGCTGCTTCTGATTTTACTAGTTTGGCTAATTCAAAGGTTGTTCTTCAAGAAACAAAAGTGGGTAGAATGAGTGGTGCTGGGTCTATAGTATTCAAAAACGCATCTACATACGCTCCAATGCATCAACCCCTTACTGGAGGTAGAGACAGTGCTACTCACAAACCAAAGTCTGCTGGTGATAAAGTGCAGGATTTGTATGGTATTCTACACAACACAAGTAGAGGAACTGCTGCGTTAGTAGCGGGCGCTCTTATCGGTCTTGTTGCTGCCCCTGCTGCTGTGGGAGCAGGTGCTGCTTTAGGTGCAGGTGCTGCTGGTGGTGCTCTTGCTGGGCTTGGTGGTTTCTTTAATGGTGATTATCCAATTGGTTTACAGATTCCTTATAATTCAATGATAACTGCACCCGATGGGAAAAAATACAGTGTTAGAAACTTCTTAATACGCACTGGTATAGAATCAACTAACAATAAAGTTTCAGATGGTAACAACCACGATGCTAACCAAGCATTTTCTACATTTGATAACACAACAGGTATTCAAGGCACTATTCAAAAAATGGAAGTAGGTTACAACGCTGGAGAGCAACACTATACTTATCAAATGGTCTTTGCTCCAATTGATATGATAATTTGAGGTGATAGATTGCCGATTATGTTACAGTCTAATCACGCTTTATTCTTTGATGGAGTTAGCGACAGCGTTATCATTCCCCAAGGAAGTTTTAGCAAATTGGGAAGAGACTATGACTCGGATAACAAAAGTTCGAGCGATATAGTTGATACGAGTTCTCAAGGTCACATTGGTAAAGGCGCTATAAGCGATGTCTTTGGTAAAGGACTTGCTATTGAGGCATGGGTTGTTCCCGACTGCGGCGGAGTGATATTAACAAAAGAAGGTCAGTTCAGATTATCAATCGGTAGCGTAGATACTCCCGGGCCTGTTGAGTTTGAAGTCAATATAGAATCACCTGCTACTGGGAAAATGAAAGTGTTTGTTAGAACAGCATTACCTGAAACAAATAACTTCGATGGTCATGTTTATCCCGTCACCACTTTTGGTGGGTTAGACGATTCATATAATCGCTTTGATGTTAGTAAAGATAAAGCAACATCTCTCAGTCTTAATCAAAGACCATTATATCATATTGTTGCTGCTTTAAATAACGACTCAGCAGAAATATATGTTAACGGGGCTTTGATGTCTCAGCAAAGAATACCCAAAGGTGCACAGGTTCTTGAGAATGATTCTCATGTTTACATTGGTGGTAAAGGTGGTGAATTTAGAGGTGTCATAGAGAGCATACATATTTCCTCATCTTTCACTGATGAGATGGTAACTCGCAACCCTGCTTTGGTAACTGAAAAAACAATTTCACTATTTAGATTTGAAGAGCCTGTTTCAACCTTTGACACCGTATACACCATTAACAGTATTGATTCTACATACAGCGATTCAGGGCTTACTGAGAATGACCTTACTGCTATCACCATACCCACTGCTGATGCTCAGTCTTTGGCTAATTTGTTGACTGGTAAAACTGTAACAGATTATGTAGATTTTACAGTCTCACCTTATTCTACTGGTAACTATTCAGTCATTGATAGGTTTACTACACCCGGCACTACTAACAAAAGAAGCATACCTCATGTGCCGTATAATCTCTTAATTAATCCCGGCTCTATTAATCAAGATACCAAAAAACCAAATGGAAAACCACCTGAGCGTGTAAGGCTTCATAGAATTAATGTCACAACAGGTGAGATGTTAGTATCGAGTATTCACTTAGACTTTGCCAATTCAACAAATGGAGATGGATTAAGACCGATACTACACAGCACTCATACTTCTGCTAACGGTGCTAACTCTTTTGTTGTTATAGCATCAGATTATTTGATAGAAAACGGCACAGGTCGCCCCTATCAACCCCCTCACTTATCCACTCAACTTATTGATAGAACAGGGCAGATGTTGATTGATGAAGGTGATTTTGAGCAACATGCTCTAGTATATTCTAGCAGAATGGCTACTACAGCGAATAGCCCTGATAACCCATTCAAAGTTACTTGGCCCGCAGACATTGACGAACTGTTCCAAGTAGGTCACTCGGGTAGACATACTCTAAATCATGTTGAAGGGCATCACTATCTTAGAACAATGCCTCGTGCTAATGACGAAGCGCTAGACCAACAAGCGGGTAATTCAGACATTCTGACTATAATGTATGATGAAACAGCGAAAGGTATAGACAAACTATTTCCTATAAACAGTAAAGTAGATTACTATAGAGAAATTGCTCATTTTGAAGTCATTGATGTAGTTAACTCTAGTCCTGTTCATGAAATAGTAACCAATGGTTTGACTGGAGGAAGTAAGAAACTAATATCCATAGGTGGCACAAAAGTCAATGCAACTCCGTTCAATCCTTTACCGTTTGCTCTCAAAGGCCCAGTTCCTATTGATGTAAATAATGTTGATGCTGATTTAAATAAGTTCCATTTACATCCTTCTAGTAAAAGTAGAGTGGCCTTACTTAGCGTTCCTACCCTTGCTAGTCGTGGTATCGCACCTTATGTAGAGGTTCATTACAACGCTATAGATTTCTCCGGGGCATCTATGAATAAAACAACCCCTATGTTGATGGTAGAGAAAACTGTTCCTGCTTCTAATCTACAAGTAGGCGGCGCATATATTGTAGATGATATAGCAACTGATGTTGCTGCTGGTAATGCAACACTGTTTGCACCCGGTGGTTATATTGATGTTGGTAAAACAATAAACGGTAATTTGGGTAATGTTGGCTTTAGCCACTCTTTAGTTGGTGATAATAGCGAAGGGTTTGAGGCCGATGTAGAGTTAGATGAGAGATTAACCCCTCAAAATTTTACAGCGACTACTACAACAGGTAACACTACTCCACAAAATATTCTTGCTTCTCATACAACAAAAGCCGAACACGACTCAGTATTTCATAAACTATTCTTAGAAAGAACTGAAATTGAAAGTGATGTTAGTAAAACTGTAGAGTTTTCAAGACAGACACCCACCACAGTTCACGGTAGTCCATCGGCAGGTCAATTCGATGTAGGTATAACTTCTTCAGCGTCGTCAATACATGAAATGTTTGATATTATTGATAATTTACAAATAGGACACTTACAAGGTATTACTCACCGTTTCTTTATTCAACCTTCAGACCGAAGAAGAACTAATCAGTTACAACACATATTCTCAAAACAAGACAGGAACGAAGATGCTAATGCTGCCATAATCTTATTCTTAATGAATAGGTCTAAACTTCGTAGTGTAGAACAGATAGAAAACGATGATGGTAGGTTTACTACCATATCAGCCATAGGACTCACAGATGTGGCTGCTACTAGAAGTGTTAATGAGTTAGCATCAGGTAGTCCTGATTCTCATGTAGTAAAGGAAATAGACCCTAATGCCCCAGTAGTAAGTGTAACTCTTGGTGGCGTGGGTCAAGGAGGTTTTGATACTAAGCCATCTTTTGACCGCAGCACATTAGCCAACCTACCTTACAGTTCTCGAAGAGGTTTTTCTTGTCTAGCAACTAGAATTAGAGTAGATAGAAACCCAACTAATAACTTTCAATTTATCGAGGTAACCCCGTTAAACAACTCTTCTCCTGATTTGAGAAGTTGGGGAACTTACCCATTCCCAAAAGAGGGCCGAATATATTTGAAAAACGGCGCTAGTGCAAAGTATTCTAGTAAAACCGGAAGTTGTTTTATATTCACAGATTCTACTTTAGAAACTCGTAATTTTTTACTACCTAATGGTGGAGTAGTAGCCACTTTTCAAGATTGGGTTGCATCTAGTGGATTAAATGCTGGTGTTGCTAGTCTTACAGGAACTGCTGCTGATGTATTTCCTCTAGGTGAAGTTCTTATGGGAGATGGTAATTTCTTTGTAGAAAATTTACAAACTGACGGTAGCACTGTAAACGATAGAATGTTCCAATCATTGGATAATGTTTCGCACGATTATCAATTAGGAACACAATTTGCATCAACTAGAGCGCTTGTAGAGATACCGTTGTTTAGAGGACAATTTTTCGCTGATAAGACTAAAGGCGTTTATCCTTCTCCTGATAACTCTTTGAAACTACACATAGACCCAACTATGACTGCACACACATGGAATCCTTCGCCAGTTGGTAGACGATTTCAAGACATCCCTCCTTCTGATAGAAGTGCGTTTAATGCTTATGCTAAAAGTGCATTAAGCAATAATAGAACAAACCAAGCATCTATCACACACTTTACTACAACTCCTAATAATTATCGAATAACTGTTAGTAATTTAAAAATATTCCCGCCTGTTAAACAAAACACTTTCCTATATCAACACGCTTCCAATGTGACAGCATACAGAAGAGCATTTTTACCTTCAGGCGAATGGTGTATCTACGACAACAACCCTGAAGTAGACGGTTTTCTTCGGATTCCAATTGCTACTTCTTTCTATTCAGAAAACTTTGTTAGTGAAATGAGCGAGGCAATAGGATTACCACTTTTAATTGGTAACTCTATTGAGTCAGAAGTATTAGTTCCTCTAAAGGGCGATGTTCTAAATAAAGCATCGGAAATTGAAAACAGGTCTGAGTATTACCACGATGCCGCTAGTGTTAAAACTCAGGGTGGTAATGTAGATTATGGACTCCGACAATATGTTAGCGCTGTTGAATTTAAAGCAGGGCCAATGTCTAATCCACATGCCGCTAAGGTAAAATCGGGTAGAGCCAGTGGTGAGATTCTAAGAGTAACGCCTGTATTGGGCGGCGGTTCTACATATACTGGGTATACTATACTTGTAATGAGTGAAGAAGATGTAGACCTTTTTCCAAATGCATATCCTGAAGATTTGCTAAGTAGCACAAAGACATGGGATTCGGGTGAGGCGAATCATACTTTAGAAGTGACAGTTGGTGCAACAACTCATATATTTACTTATATCGGTCATACAAATAACATATTTAGTGGAATTAGCGGGAGTTCTACTGCTGGAACTTCTAGTATAGTGGTTAGAACTAAGGAGATTGGAGGTAGTGCACCTGCTTACTTATCCACCTTGACTGGTGAAACCGCCCTTCTAACGAAGTTTGGTTTTAATCAGCACTTTGATACTGATAAGGAAAATGTATTATTAAATCAAGCAAACAATCTTGCTAATACGGCAAGACCTGTTCATTATTCTCACCCTTGGGTTATAGGCGGTATTAGCGGTGGTAATCAAATACTAACTGTTACTTGTTCTAAAACAGAATTATTACAATCTAATACACTCAACATGAACATCCAAGACGGGGATTATTTATATGCAGAAAATAATATTACTGCCAGCAACACTGCTGTTGCTTCTATCTTTTTAGGACAGGTAAGTAAGATAGAAGAGGGAATGATACAAGACAATCCAAACGCTTCTGCCACCACGAGTAATAGAATTCATTTAGCATCAGCAATCCCGGCGGCTCAATTAACTGAAGTTAACGCTGCTTTGGCAGACGGCACACGAACTGTGTTCTTAAGAGTGGGCTGCCATGATATAATGAAAAATGATGATACTGCTTGCCTAAACAAATCTTGGAATTATCCGTTTGCTCAAGGTGGACTAAGACATGGTGATACAATATGGATGAACATGACATACAACAATCCCCATGCTGTGCAAGGTTTATTCTGTAAGAGTAGAGGTGTGTTTAACGAAGCATTAGTTTACAAATTTTTCAATGGCGGAAAAGGTGACACTGCTCTTGAACCTAGAGATTCTATACCTGTTGAAAATTTCCTAATAGGAAATACTTGTTTAGAAACTGCTAACAACTTTGTGCAACATGTAAACAAAACAATTGAAATGAATTATGCTACTCTAGGTATCAGTAACCCACCTACTATAGCATACTTAGACCCGTATTTGGCTACTGAAGGCCACGCTCGTGTGTTGTTATACGATGTAGCACATGACCGTGAGTTTATCGCATTCCAAGATATACACATGCAGGTTCAAAGTTCCGCTAAGGCTTTAGAGATAGGGTATGAAAAATTTACTACAACTCCTAACTTTGCTGACGGAACTGATGAAGTGGACTTAGGTAATTACTCTATTATCTATAACGGTGGCGCACAAAACCCATTCATAACTCAAGTTGATGTTGCTAATGGCTATCCCTCTCAAAACAAGTATATCAGAAGCACTCAACACTCTAATTTTATGGAGAGTGCTTACGCACACAATATAGCCAATAATATTTCTAACGAATTATTACAACCCGAAAGAGGTAGAGTTAGTGCTTTGAGTCATTTGGGAAGAGGTAACACAACTCTCAATCAAAGGGGAACGGGATATAGTAACGCAAATGGAGTGGCTACTACTTCTCTTACTGGTCATGGCACAGGCTTGACTGTAAATATAGTCACAGTTCAGGGTGAGGTCGTTAGCGCTACTCCTGTGAATTCAGGTATTGAATACCTTAACACTACCAATGCTTTTGAATCTAAAGTTAGGATAAGTGGTGGTAACAATGACTGTGTGATGGCTGTAAGCACTACACATGCTAACCTGATAAGCACTACTACATCTATAGAACAAGCCATGGTTTACGGTAAAGCGCATGGTCACTTTGTTCAAACTGGTTATTATACAGGAGGGGTGAAGGGTGCTGAAAGAAGTATTGGAGACAGTATAGTTTCACGAACCAACAACGGTGTGGTTCTGTCTTACTTTGCAGAAAAAAGTCACATATTCACTAGAGATTTACTTCCAGTAGACAAAAAAATGCTAAAACAATTAATTGACCACAAAATTGGTGATGGAGAAATATCACTAAGTCCTTTAGTTACTGGTGGTAGTGGTTATACCAATGGCACATTTTTCAATGTCATAACTACTACTAACGGAGACGGTAAGGGAATGACTCTTGATGTAGTTATTAGCGGCGGGGCTGTTCAAAGCGCAGTAATAAATAGAGTTGGTGATAGTAATTACAAAAATGGAGATACTATTTTTGTAGGTGGGAGGACTCTAAATTCAGCAGATTATGTTTTAAATGTTAGCGGGGATGGCTTAGCGTCATTTACTCTTATTGGGGAAAGTAAACTTGAAGAAACCTCTACCTCTTTCGACACACCCGATGGAACTAGGGTTATACCTGCTTTCCTTGCTCTAAAGGGTATACGCTCAACTCCTTTGGATTTATCTAACCACCCCGAGGCTAACACTAGAGGTATTAACTTACTTCCTCAATGGACTCAAATGGATTTCGTTAGAAGATTATCTATAGACCTTGGTGAAATTGCCATTAAAGAAGGTATAACTAACATAGAGGCTGCTGCGAATGAAGTAGTTAGGATGATAAATCAAGCAGCCGCTACTGGGGGTAAAACACATGCTGCTCAAAACAATAGACAATATCCTGTAGAAGTAGTAGGAGAATCAGATTTTGCTGTAACAGGTTCTACTTTTGACCCACCAGTTTGGTGGGATGAAGAGAAAGCCTTTGCTTCTCATGATAAAGGAACTCACATGGGTTACTTAAGAGCACACATTGGTCGTGTGGTAAAGGATGTTAACGGTGAAGAGGGTTTCTCCGTAGTAATCCACAGCACAGTTCCCGGTGCAACAGGTCGTAACTTCGCTGTGTGGTTAGATAATAGTAAAGGTCAAGCACCATACAAACCTGAATTTTTGATAGGTCATGGTGGTCGGTTCAGAACCTTTTGGTGTTTACCTGATGAATTAACAGGAGAGAATATGCACCCAGCACCAATGCCGCTTAATAAACACGGTAGACCTTTCGCTCCTATTACATCTCTTAGGCAATTTACACAGTCTGATGAAAATACAGATATCGCATCATCAACTGCTGATTTCGCATCCAATCTTTCTGATACTGTCGAGGCAAAAGAAAGAGCAATTTCTGCTGTGACTGGTAGCGGGCAAAGTCACAATACAGTAAACGGTGAATCTTTTGAGACTGAAGGATTCAACGCTTCTCTTGTCGAAGGATTGAGAACGGGAACTTCTGCTGTGGGTAGAATTAACTTTGGTGGTTTAGTCGAGGCTGGTATTCCCGGTTTTGCACCTGATGCTGGTAAATGGGGTTTTGGTAGAAAAGGCGATACTAGGTTTATGAACGATTACGGCATAGTGACAAAAGTAGGTCAAACTAACCCACCATCAACTTACACAGGTCATGTTCCTAATACAGATATAGTTTCCGAAAAAATAGGAAATACGCCTATTTACGGCTTTAAGTTTGACGACCATAGAGGTGTATCTCACGGTATAAGATATATCTACAAAAACATGGGTGATAAATTCACTCTTGAAAACACAAAAGTTCCAAAAACTCTTGAGAATGAAATAGTTATTTATTTTAATCATAAAGATTGCGCTCAAGGTGGGTTTACCATAGGTAGACACATGCATGGAATAAGTGAGCCGACTGGTCGTTTCCCAGCCACACCTGATAACGCTTCTCTTGCTAATTGGCAAGGTAACCTTTGGAGAGGCGCTAGCGCCCCTAATGCGGCGTATAACAGTGATATTGTATATCATAAATCAGCATCAACTCTTTCTGTAACATTTTATCACCCTTATGACAATACTGGCAGTCCACCAAGTATTGACCATCCTGATATATTGGGTTACATGGGTTTCCCTGCAACTAATGGGGTAATACATGTATCAGACCCATACAATTCAATGGGTGTAGCGACGATTGTATTGGGTGGCTCGGGGTATACCATTAATCAAACTGGTGCTGCTGCTACTGCTAAGGATAGTAACAACAACGAACTAAATGTTTCTATCAACACAAATGGTAGCGGTAGTGTTACTGCTGTGACTATAACTTCATTAGGTGCTGGTAATTACGCTAACGGCGATACATTTACTATAACTGGTATTGGTGGTAGCAACGCAACATTTGTTCTGTCTAATTCTTTAGCCGGTAGTTGGGGTAACATGTTTAGTTACACTCATAGAACTAGATTAAACGCAACTTCAGCCACACATGTATTTCATGGTGTTACAGCAGACACATTTATTTCTAATCATTGTATTCATACACATGATAATATTAACCCACGAATTTCTCTTGGAACTTTTGTAGTTGGTGAGACTACACAAGCAACTTCTGCATTAATATCATCAACAGCAAATTGGACTACTTTAGTAACCGACGAACTTATGGCGGAGGTAACTGCTTTTGCGATTAATTTAGAAAATCCAAACATAGAGGAGGGAGTGTCTTTTGACTGCACTGAAATGTATGCTTCTGATGGTAGAACATTTGGAGAGTGGGGTATAACTCCTGAGTCAATTAAAATTAGAGCATACAACACTAAAAACAACATAACCCCGATATCAGAATTTTTTACAGCAAGTGTGTCTCGAGATATGGGTATTAAAGCAGCCCATCTTGAATTTGGTGAAATCCCAAGAATAACCCCTGAATTAGAAATTCAAGGCACAGCAGTAAGCACATATCAATTACCATCTAATTCTTTGATAAAAGAAGGAAGAGGTATAGAGTGTGGTTATATACCAAATACTATCTTACAAATTACTTCAAAGGGTAAAGGAACTAATACTAACACTGCTACTCCTGTCCTAGTAGATTCAGATAATATACCCGTAGACACCTCAACTTGGGCTAAAAACCTAAGTGGCGAAAACTTTACAGAATCTAGTGGAGATTTAATTTTACCAAATTGTGACAACCCTACTCTAAAAATGGTTACTGTAGATACTACACAAGCCATGCAATCACACTCGCATAGCAATCTTTGGTATTTCTGTAAACTATCAGGAAGAGAACAGGCTGTGTTCCATTATGAAAACGGTCAAACATTTGATTATCCTAGAGTTAATTCTTTTGGTAATAAGACAAAGATTGCGTATGGGAGCGAAACTGCTATTGCTGAAAGTGATGGTCAAAGTGGGGCTGGTAATGACCCGGCTGTATTCTTTGCACGAATAACAGATACTAATGTAGTGAGTGAAAACTGGCCTAGTAGCCCAGTTGGTGGTGACATAGTTATTCAAAGATATGCTGATAAAAGAGCATACTTGTTTGCTGGTAAAAGGTCACTTGGTAGTGTTCACTCTATACCTGTTATACACTTTACTGGCGCTAGAGATAGTCCTGATAATTATGTGCCGTTATATTTTGGTGGTGGGTTTACAGGTGCTACTATAGACATAAACGATGGCACTAATAATGACTATGCTGAGCATAATACACATCACTACGCTAACGGCCCAACTGGTTCTGCTGGTATACAAAATGCTAATGAAATATTATCTTCCTTCTCTACACTAGACTGTAACGCTATCATGGCGTTCTTCCCTGCTACTGCTTTACTAAATCAAAACCGTGGGTCAATTAATCCACCTGTATACAACAAGAACAACATACTATCACCTGATTTAAAACGAGGAACACATATACCAAGCAATATATTCCCCGATGCTGCTCCATATACTGCTGGAGTTCACATGCAAGTGCCTTCACCTATGGTGTTGAGATTTGCTCATCCTACAGCAAGATATCAAGACCATAAGAATGACATCGAAAACAAAACGACATTTATCATATTTGGGCCGGGTCAGGCATTCCCACTTACTAGAGATTCAGCCTCACCCGCTAATCAATTTGAACCACATCCCGGCGCTGCTATAACTGCTGGTAATACTTGGAGTAAAGTTCCAGAAAAATCCAGTGATGGTAATTTCTTGCCTAATCACATAGCAAACTTCAACGGAGATTTTTTGCCGGAGCAATCATCTTTCCAAACTACACATAGAGATTTCCATTACAAAACAACTTTGAATTGGGAATCATCTTTAGGTATACCATTAGCAGGGTCAACCGTTAGACACCGACCTGAGAACGGTAGAAACTACGGTAGTCAATTTAGCACAAAAGCATTTGAAAATTCCCCTCTTGGTTTCAATGCAATAGCAGCAGAACTTTACGCTGTTGCTCAACCGAATAGACACGCTGTGTTTGTTCCTAGTGGTATGGTTAAGAATTCAGATTTATGTTGGCACATGGATAATGGTAATCATCCCGGTGGTTCTTGGATGGATAATCAAATCACTATGAATCCACCTATGCAAACTGGTGATGCAAGAGTAGCAAAAACAGCAGCGACTATCATAAACCCTACAGCGTTTAGAGTAGCCGGAACATTAGCAAAGCGAATGCTTTACTCTAACGATAACTCATCTTCACCTAACTTTGAGGCTGAAACATTAGTTGCTGACGATGTAGACCACGAATACATTGTAGTGGATGCTACACGCTGTCAAAACGGTGAAGAGTTAGCATGTGTCTTGGGTGCTGCTATCAATACATTCCCCGGTAAAGGTGCACTTAAAGCGATAGGTGGCACATTTATGCCGTCTATGGGTAACTCTTCTCGGCAAGACCGCTACGGCTGGATTCAGGCTGAGTCTACTTCCATACCTAGTGGTGCTGGTAATACATTGGCTAATGTATATGGAAACGGAACAGTTAACGGAGCAACTGCTCATGCTGATGTAACCAGTTTAGGATATTCTAATAGATTGGCTACATTACAACCGGCTACAAGAAATTCTACTGTTACAACTGCTACCTTTACAGGAACAGTTACTTCCGGTAGCGCTACTATCACTGGGGTTACAGTTCCAGCGACTATGAAAGTTGGTCAATCTATCACCGGAACAGGATTGGCAGCACACACTGTTGTTACAGGTTTTGATAGTTTCGCTAACACTGTCACTGTTAATCCATCGGCCACATCAACCCCGGGAAGCCCTGTGACATTAACACTAACAACAAGCACACTTGGAAATTTACTAAACACTCTTACTGTTCTCCAAGGAGATTGTTTCATTGATTTAAGAATAACCAGTGCTCAGGCTACCAGTCAAAAAACAGTAGCAGATAGAATACCAGCGAGTGGATGGCTTAGAACCGAGCCTATGCACAACTACTCTTATGCACTTTCTAGTAACTCTAGTCTTAAAACTCCAGCGTGGGCTTGTTATACCAGTAGAGCGTTCTATACCCATAACACTGACTTATACTGTAGATTCTTCTTAGGAGTAAATAAAATAACAGGGTCTAAATTATTTGAAGATGGTGATGTATGGCATCAATATGCAAGGACTACCTCGATGGTTGATAGTAATGGTAACGGTCAATACGACGGTTTGACCACACCACACCCTGCTCCTACTGCTGGTGATACAGTTTGGATATGGTCGAAGTCTCCTGTTAACTATGTTGATAACTCTACTAATTTCATAGGTAGTAGATTCCTTGGTTATGGTATAGGTGCTGTTCATTTCAACGGATTAGTTGATGCAATAGATAGAACCAAACCAATAGGTGCAGTTGGTTGGCATGGTGAGCGATACTCATACCTTAACTCACTTAATGTTGGGGGTGGTTATGCTGCGGGATTAGGGGCATGGCATACCTCACTTGGTTTCTCTCCATACGGTAATTTCTCGTCTTGTGTTTCTGTATTATCTCACTTACCACAAACAACACCTCTACCTAATAGTCCTGAAAGCGCACCTCCTACAGATTATAGGGATGACGGATTAAACACTTTACCATCAAAAGACAGAATGGAAGGTGACAATACCGCATTTGCTGCTCATGGTTATGGTGGGTATGCTATGAATAGAATTGAAGCATCACAATATCACATTCCTCCGATAATGAATACTATGGCTAACTTACCAAAAGAGTTATTTAGCGCTCAAGGAACATACGCACGCTCTTTACTTGTAGTAGCCCATGAAGGTGAATTAAGTTTAGTAGCAAAGAAAGATAGAGACGGTTACATCACTACTGGTGACTACTTGATTAGGGGAGGAACTACCGAATGGGATGAAAGATTCCATGCTGCTGACCGATTTATCGCTCCGGCAAACGCAGGGCCGAATGTAGAGGCTTTAATCGCAGATAATACAGCACCGCCTACTCAACTTACAGAAAATGGGCCACATAGTTTGTCTTTATTTAGTAACCCCCTTCTTCCAGTGTATCCCACCACTCCTTACACTTTACACGGAGCGATTACAGCAGATACATCTTTATCAAACGCTGAGCCTTGTTTAAATGAGATAGGTGACTTATTTACCGACCTTAACAAAAGCATAGGAACTGCGTTGAATGAGGATGCCACCTTGGGTATCCGTCATATTACCTCCGATTATATCAATAGTTTTGACACCGATATAAAAGCAGCATTAACTGATATTGGTGGTGGCTCAGCAGCGAAATTTTGGGTAGGCGACATTAGCGGGTATGATGTTATGGCTAGAAGCCCTCACAAAAACTTCAGCACCGAACATGTAGTTTGGAAGCGTATGGATGGGGGTAGTCTAACTTTACCTGCTTCTAACGCTCGTGGTCTTGGAGCAGTGCCTTGGGTCACAAGAGTCACAGCAGACAGTGATGGTAACAAAACAATTGCTAATTTAACTGGTGAAAAAGTATTAGGAAATATTAGATTTTCTTTTGAGTCAACTAACTCCGCTATGATGCCAATTTTACAAGCACAAGAAATCGCTCATCCTCAACTAGCAGCAGGTAACCCGATAACACTGGCTAATGTTCTTACTATACCAAATGAAGAATTACAATTTGAAGATATTAATGTTGTAGATGACACAGGGCAATTACATGTTGTTCAAGGTGGCTCTCCACTAGGTATTATAATTAGAGCATATAAACCAGCATCGGAAAGATTGTCTACTGGTTTAGAACCAGCAATTGCTAATTCAGGTATAGAACCTAACTTAGAGATTCAACTACCAAACCCTGACGATATACCGGGTAACATTCTAGTTAGAAGCGGTTTTGACCCTGTGCAAGCATATCAGCACGAAACTATGGGTGATGGTGGTATGTTACCTTTGTTTGACAATAATCTAAAACAGTTATTCGTTAATGAACACAAAGCACCTAGACTACAACCTACTATGAACGAGGTGGGATGGGAACACATTTCACAAGACAAAAACTTCCCTGAGTCTACTCGTGATGGATGGAGCGCTGCTACGAACGACAAACCTATACAAACATCATACGAATTACACGATAGGGCGCTTTACTTCCATGTCACTAAGATGGGTCACAGTCATACTGAAAAGTTCCCCGCTACCTACACACACGCTGGTGGTGTAGAGAGCCAAACACTTGGTTTTGTTAGTTTAGTAGACGCAACTTTGACTGCTGACGCTACTATCAATCCATCAATTTTTGCTGCTGAGTTTGGAACAAAAGAAGTATCTGATAATCGTAGATTCCTTCGCATAGCAAACGCAGCAGGTAAAAGCGTTGTTGCTTCATACACTGGTATTAGTGGGGCTACATTCACTGGGGTGGTTGGGGATATCAACACAACTCAATTCCTTGCTGACAATGCTAATGCTACTCTTACAATTACCCCGTCATACTATGTGCCAGCAGGTAGCACTCGTATATTTGCATCACGCCGTTTGCGTGACCACGCTGAAGTAAGCGGTAGTAGTCCTGACATGGCTCACACAATGTATTTTGACGGCGACTCTCAAACTACAATTCACTCACGATATAGTAAACCGCAACTAACACCAATGCCGATACCTCGTATGGGTCATCACTTTGTTAACGCTACCATGCCTATGATGCCGGGTCACTGGGCACATCCTTCTTATCAAGGAATTTACAGTAGAGCAAATAGCAACGAAACTGTAACTTCGCAAGAAGAAGAGTTAACATTGTTAGAAGAACATGTAGGCGCTACAGGGTCATCTTTCACCGGAACTCAACTCCTCAGTGGCATAATAAATGAGTTATTCCCACTTAATCCATATCTTATGGTTGGTAGCCTAACAGCGAATCCTTCAGGGCCGAGTGACATACACGGCGGTGCATTCACTCTAATGTTTGAAACTAAAATTAAGTATGATGGTTACGGTGTTCTTGCTTCAAAGGGTGAGGCTGGTAACATAAACAAAGCCGGAGGACATTCTATTGTGCTTGAGGCTGGGGGTAACTATACTCAGTCTAATCATTTCCCTGACCCTGCTGAAGTAGGTGCATATCAAATAATTATTCAACCAAATTTATCAGAACAACAGTTTACTGGCTTCCACAGAAACAATGCAACTACTACCGCTTTACCAAACGCTAGTGACATGAATTTAACAAGCCAACAAATTAACTTGGTTATAGGTATAAAGTATGACGAAGAGAGGCATGCATCTCTAACTAACGCTGCAAATGTGGGTGGTGTGACCCTCATACTAGCCGAGGCTACACTCGCTGATGTAAGGGGCTGTGAAGTATTTATCAACGAAGTTATCCTTGACCATGACCCTGACCATGGTAGTCAGTTTACTAATATACCACCAATGCTGCTTTATAATCCACTTGGAGTTCAAGGTAGCGAAAGTCCTCACTTTACTCGTAGAGGTCATCCTTATCACCCACCTATAGGTGATATTACTTTCAAAGACGCTACACCGGGGCATACAACTAGCATTCCTTGGTGGAGTATAATGCACCAAAATACTCCTGTTAATGCTTCTGCTGTAGGGTTTAGACATCTAGCGATATATCGTATTGATAATTATTATCAGTTCTGTAGAGCAAGTTATGGTTCAATAGCAGCACAGATAACTCTCGCTGGATATCCAAGTATCAGCCCTGATATTTACTCAACTATAATGGAAAATATCAGTTTAACACCAACATGTAAGGTTACTGCTAATATATCAGGAAACATAATACAAGTTGATGATGCTTCTTTATTCCCTGAAACCCCATACTACGGACAAAAATTGTTAATTCATAACCCGGCCACAAAAGAAACAACAGCGATTGATTATAGCAGTAGACAGGGAGTTACTCAAGGTGCTTCTACAATGAATGAGCCTGATATATTCCATCTTCCGTCTAGTGTTAGCACAAAAATTGGTATGACAATAAGCCTAAGTAAACCATACTCAACAAAACCAATGAGTGAATTATTTACAGTTGGTAGTGAATCTATCATTACAAAGAACTTACCACAATTACTGTCAGGCACAAGAGATACTAACAGTCTTACTTCCGGTGACGCTTACCTATGTGCTTGGAGTCCTAACTTGGGTAGACCACATACTTTCTACTCAGATGCAAGTAGAACATGGATTACTAATGGTGTTAATCATACTGCTGATAGGGCAATTAACAAAGCAGCATACAATAGCATGCCAAAACACTTCGAGACTATTCACTATCACGAAGTAAATTATGCAGCCAGTCATGGGCCTTTTGCATTAATGATGAAATCACCTCAACCACCTATAAGATTAGATGGGATTGTGATAGGTATTACAAATACAGGGCCGTATGAAATTAGAATGAATGTTGCTAATCAATCACTTATCACTGCCCCATTTGGTCAAACCATTTATTTTAATGGAGAAGTTGTAGGTAAAGTTACTGGAATTGCTGCTAATACTCCACTCAATGGAGCATGCACAATTACATTTGCACACGAGTTGTTACACACAGCCGGTAATATTATTGGTGGAACTTTATTCATTGGTGGAGACGGAACTGCTCTTACTGGTAGTGAGATACACGCATTGACAGGCTATTCAGCCCAAGGTAGTAACTCTACTATGTATACTAACTTTTGGCCTTGTGGTAGTAGAGGCGGGCCTTTAGTAAGCCGTTTAGATGGTTATGCTGCTACAACAGCCGCATGGCACATACCACAGAATTATGGTCACGACGCTGGTAGACATTGGATTGACCAAGATGATGATGGGTCTTATGCTGTAGCAAGCGGTATAACAGACAGCAATTTAGTCTCGACAAGAACATATCCGTTTGGTTACCGATTCGGTCTAAGACAACCGTGGAACAGACCTCAATGGGGTCACTATGGTATGCGAGCATATCAGGAGTTAAGCAACCACGGTAGCGCTACACAGATTACCACAGGATATAGAGCAGGGCCACTGGTTCATTATGAAAGGCAAGGGTCGAACAGTTGGGTTTATGAAGGTGGTGACTCTTTACAAAGTAACACAACACTTGACACAATATACAACGGTATACTAGAAAGACAAACAACTGCTGCTGGTATGTTAAATGCAGATAAATATGAATGGCAAGTTCGATACAGCGAAGGCCGAAGAATGACTAGAGGTTTTGGTTGCGCTGTTAGAACCATAAGAAACCCTAACACTGTAATTAGAGATTGGTGGGGTGATTCTGCTGGTAAGAATCTAAAGAAGTATGGAGAGGCTGTAAAATACTACTTAGTAGATTGGTGGGGTAATACTCGTGGTGAAGATGTAAGAAGAATGCCTGTTCGTGGTTTTGGTGTAAACCCATGTTGGGATGCTGGAGATGCATACGAATATGATAGAACTAACCATAGAACTCCATACGACAGAATATGGAATGGTGGGAAACCTATCTTTAATCTAAAAGGAGTTGCTAATTTATCCACTGGTGCTGTTCTAGCCTCACCTACATCTACTATCCCTAGATTTGGTGGTAGAAAGAATACTGGTAACAATAATACAGACACTACGCTAGTAGATGTTTTTGCTCCTACTAATGCCATGCGTGTAGGCGACATGGGTAATGGTCGTGGTGTTAGATTCCCAACTCAGTTTAACGAAGATATACTCGTTGAGTTAGATGCTGTATATGAAAACTCAGGTATCGTCTTATCAAGCAGCACTGCTGAGCCTACATTTGGTAAAGGATATCTAAGACCGAGAGACGATGTGTTACAGCCTACTGAGATTGTTAGAGGTATTAGTAGAAGATTGGAAGTTGATGAAGATGGTCTGTTAAAGCCCGAAGCAACTGTGAGCGATAGAGTGGAAAGCATTAGTGGTAGTTCTGTGCACAAAGATGCTGTATCAAGGTCGTCTCCAAGAGTAGGTATAGAAGGTCAAACAATGCAGTCATTAACTGGTGCTAATACTAACATGGTTGCTATAAACTCAGAAGCACACAGTCTACACACTAACAGGGGTGTAGGTCAGCGTGTAATACTACATGGTGGTATGCAATCAGGTTCTCAAACTCTAGGTCACTATGACTTAACTACTCTATCTTTCGCTGCTCAACCCCATGGTGGTGTAATGAGATTTAGTCATACTTCTAATTTCAAACCAATGGGCGGCACTTATGTTTTAGAAAGTCGTAGTTTCGCAAGCCCATTTGATGATACAGGGTGGGGTAGGGCTGGTTTAACTGGTAGTCAGAAAACAAGTAATCCGTATCAAATAACTAATTCTGTCTCAGCACAAACAAACAAAACTGATGATTCTATCAAGTTCTTAGTGCGACCAATAAGACTACTTGATAATCAACATATAGCAGTGTTTAGACCACAACTCGCCTTACACAGTGGTAGTAAACAAGTAGGTAGCACTGCTTACACAGCCACTGCTGGTGGTAAATATGGTATGTTTACTTACGAAACAACAACTGGTAGAGCAAGTAGTGGATTCTACATGCGTGCTACTGACCCCGATGCAAATGCTCCTTACCAACCTGTATACCTAGTAGAAGATTCTAGTGATACTGTGCCTACTTCAAAAGGCCCGAAGTTGTTAGGAACTGAAGTTGCTGGGTATGATAAAACAAATTTAAAATCAAATGTAACTAGATTAATTATCAGCGAAAATAGCCTACAGCATTTTAGAAGTGATGCACCAAGAAGAGACGGTGTAGATAAAGACTATACTGTAAAGCCTAGATTTAGTCAAGCATTACACGGTAAAGGGCACAAAGGTGATGTTGATTATAGTAAAAGAACACATGGAGGGAATAGTTAATGCCGTTAATAACTTCCCATAGATTAGGTGCGGTAAACAATCTAACGATTATGAAGTCTGTTCGTAAACCTGTTTTCGTAGATAATGCACTACATCTAGGTGAATATACAAGCGATGCTAATTTACAAAATAAGGTTACTGTGAAGCAAAAGAAAACTGCTACATACGGAGTAGCAACCGGGCGTGCTTATGACATAACTGAATTAGAAAATTCCATGATTATCAAACACCCCCAAACTCATGGTAGTAAATACCAAGGCTCAATCTTCTACATGGACTCTACTATAACAGATGATAACGCTGACAACAAACCTGTTTTGTTCTACGCAAAAGGACTTACTCATCAAAGATTAAGACCATCTAATGTAATGAATAGTGGCACAGGCACAACTTTTGCTGTTAAGAATACAAAATCTAAGTCGTTTATTGATTTAGGTTTTGAGTCAACTCAAGCACACATAGCACAACCAATTGATGCTGGTTTAAGAACTACAGACCTAGCAATTCGTATTAGTAGAGACATAGCAGACACTTTGACATCAGTGAGTATATCTTTACCGTTGAGTGCTGCTAATTCTAAAATTGACAGGCGGAGACATAGTAATGTTTTCTTAGGCACTGATTTCCATGGTATAACATTGATAGATGCCCTACGCTTTATTAGTAGACATGATGGTAGGGTAGTGCATTTCGATAGGTTTGGTAACTTATTGTATGTTCCATTCCAATTTGAAGAAGGTAGTAGAGTGGTCAATGCTGCTGCTAGAATTGGTGACAAAATAAATAATCCAATAGAAAACATTTCCAATCGTGTTATAGTAGAAGGTTTACCTACAGCAGTAAATGACACAGCCTTTGCTGAAGTTAATGACTCCGAAAAACAATCAGGTTCTAATGGTGAGATATTAGAAGAGCCACAAGTTGTAGGTGATTTTACTGTTCGTAGTAACGAACAGGCAAGAGAGGTAGGTCGAAACATATTGAAAGCCAACTCAGTGATGAAAGGTAACTTGACTAGCAACGGACATCCTAACTCTTGGGATTTAAGACCGGGTATGATAATAGAGTATGAAGGTAGAAGAAAAATACTGGTAGAGGTTAGACACAATTTAGCAAACAATACTGCTGATTTAGTATTCTTAAGTGTAGAGACTGGTGTAGAAGGAGTGTTACAAGGTATTCTCGATGGCACTAAAAATACAGGTAAACAACAGGATACCATACAACAAGTTATTGAAAAGAATTTAGCGTTCTTTGGTGATATAGAAATAGTATCCATTATCACTACAGAAAAGGTAATTCATGGCTTACCGGGGGATGGCTTCATTATAGGTAGAGGCATGGGTAGAGGCGTGGTCGGAGTCACTAACGCTGAAACAATAGGTGGTAGTAAGTCTACTAGAATAATAGAGAGGGGTGAATAGATGCCTATATCGAATCATGTAAGGCGGCTTTTGATAGATACTATTGCTAATAATATCAATGAAATGGTAATTGGTTTTGATGGTAGCCCAGCGACTAAAAGCGACGGGTCAGCAGGTAGACCTGCTAAAGTCATCAATCCTACTGTTCGCATAATTAGCGATTCATCATTGTTAGTAGAAGGCTTCTTACCCGCAACTGATAGTTTTGATGAAAATTTACAAGAAGTATTCGTGCAGTTTAGGGGTGCTCTTAGTAGCATACCTATCGCTAGGCATACGATAGCATCATTTAAGAAAACAACGGCTAACGAAGTTAGAATTCAGATATTAATAGAGGTGAGATAAGATGGCGCAAAACCCATTATCAGGACATACAGCAGGAACTAATGACGGACTAAGAGACGGTGACCACATACTATCTCCATCCCTGACCAACATATACGAAGGGTTACATGGTAACGGTATACTAAACCCACACGATACTGCTTTTGGTAGCACAGATAGAAACAATGTCGCCAACTTACCCGGTGCTGTAACTAATTCTAGTGACCACATACTCACTATCAAGTCATTCCGATGTGTTCTTGATGGTGTCTTATACAACATAGATGACGGCGCAGGTGGTGCTACATTCAATGTAACACTGGCTCCCGGGCCTGACCAATTATCAGGCACTTCTATGGCTGGTCTATCCAGTGGTCAAGAGTGTTTGTTCGCTATAGTTGCTGTTGGTGGTTTGGGTGACGGTAGTGTTAAGTTTGTTCAAGGCTCAGTAAGCAGTATAGGTGTTGGTAATTATCCATCTCTATCGGGTAGTAACGCAGATGCTTACTTGAAAATGAGTGTGGCTAGCACTGCTCAAAATAAACAAAGCATGGTGATTGCTACTGTAAGGGCTGTTCACAATAACTCTCCGGGCGCTGGTAATACTGGCACACTCACTATAACAGAAATAAACGACAAGCGTGTGTTTATCCGACCTTCACCTTTCTATCTATCTCCTGTCACTACAGGTTCTCCGGGTGATTCAGACCATCTAAATTCACACACTGCTTTAGCACAGATACACGGCGTAGGTGAACACGGTAACTTTGGTAACAATGGTGTATTATGGATGTCGTATAACGAAGATGATGATGCACCAAATCTTTACTTTAGTAGCGCTGACTCGAATGGTGCAAACAGACACACACATCTACTTGGCCCTAGTCGTATCAAAGCCTTAACAGCGAGTCGTGACTTTGAGTTTGACGATGCACAAGTGTTTACCTTCACAGGTGCTGGGACTAAAAATCTCACACCTACTGGAACATTCCCTCCGGGTCACGCTATCATAGTAACAGTGCTGAGTGGAGGTGCTGTAACATTCGACCCAAGCGGGATAAACACTACATTGACTGCTAGTGATGCTGTGATGTTTGTGTATAACGGCACTGCTTTTGTAAAAGTTATTCACAGTGGAATTACATCTCAATCGTCAAGTGGTGCTACTGGTCTAGTTCAACTATCGGATGGTAGTGGTGGGCATACAAGTGACGCTAAGTTATTTTGGACTACAGCCTCGTCTACCTTTACTGTTAATGGTAAACTCACAGTTACAGGACTGATAGACCCTACTGGGCTTGAGTTTACTCCGGTTGGTAGTAACCCCGGTGGAACTGCTGCTAACACTTTATGGTTAGACAGTGGTGCTTCAAATGCACTTAAGCATGGGGCTAACACAGTTCTTAACTCAGCATCGAGTGTTGCTGACTTAAGTGATGTTACAAACGCTGGGTCAGGTGCTATAATAACTTCAGGCGAGCGCACAAAACTGACAAACATAGAGATTGGTGCTGATGTTACAGATGCAACTAATGTTAACGCTGCTATCGCTGGTCACACTTACACAGCAGCAACAGTGGCTGCTAACGATAAAGTGCTAATACAAGACACAGATGGTAGTAATGTAGTCAAGACTGTAACTGCTTCTTCTATAGCAGCGTTAGGTGGCGGTGGTGGTGGAAGTAGCAGCACGATAGTAGACGCTGATAATGACACTAAGATAAATGTGGAAACCACATCAGATGATGATAAAATAATCATGACTGCCGCCGGAACTGATGCAGTTGAAATACACGATGCTGGTTTATTACAGGGAAGAAATATGCGACTTCTGAACGCAACTAAACTCGTTTTTCATGGTGGTGATGCTGCTTCAAATGGTGTAACTATAGGGATAAGTAACGCTCATGTTTCTACTGGTAGTAAGACGCTTACATTCAATGCAGACTTAGGCGCTATTGGTGATACAATTCTAACAAGTAATGGTGTGGCTGTGGCTGCTGGTAGCGGAACTTTCGATTTAGGAATAGCAGGTCAAATTGCTAATGGTGTTTCAGAATTAATAAAACTACATGCATTTGCTTTACAAAGCACAATAGTATCTTCAGGGAATGAAATTGGTGTTGTTAATCATTTAGGTCAATATGTTATAATGACAGGTTCGGGTCAAATTTTCTTTTTACCTCAAGGTGCAGGAATAATTGCTGGCTCTCATGTTACTATTCTAGCAGGGTCGTCAAATTCTGTTACTGTAACAGCCACTGGTGGTGCTACTATCAACGGTGGCGCTGCTAACGGTAGTATAACAGTAACAGGGTATAACGGTGTTACTTGTATATGTATAGACGCTAATAACAACTGGTTAGCATTAGGTGTGTGATTGTATTGTATAATGCCGTAGCGGGTGCTTGTGCTGAAGATAAGGCTAACTCCGGCGGTGGCGGTGGCGGCGGTGGCGGCGGCGGCCTTATCACTTTAAGCGGGGCTTATTTTTCCGATAGCGCAGTAAGTGGTGCACAAGCAGGAGTTAATGCTTATATCTTTAGAAATATAGCATATACTAATCCATTTGCAAGTGGGCCACCCTATCCAACACAGTCTATGACAGGAACATTTTTGACAGGATTAAGTTCTCCAACTATATCATTAGTCGCTCCCGATGAAACAAAAAGTGATTATACTTTATCTGCTTCAACTCTTAATAGTTTTTTAGATGACGCAATAAATATACAACAAGTAGACCCATTTACAGGAAAGTCAAGACGGGATGATATATTTTTCAATATAGGCACATTTCTACAAACTCCTAATGGATTAAGTGCATTAGACGATTATAGAATAATTAGTGCGGCAACCACTTGGTCGGGGATATTTACAATGTTCGCAGGTTCGGCTCTTGTTGGAGCAAACTGGCCATTACAAGATTCTTTGGCTATAAGTAATACCTGTCCTATACCCCCAACTGGTTTTGCACAACCGACTACTGGGGATTGGGGAGTATGCGGAACGGGAACATTACAAATCATACAGTCTGCACCTGCTATGAGTCACATTTTCCTTCGTGATTTTAGAGCAAAAGTAGGAACAGCCCCACAAGCAGGTGAAACTTTAACTGTAAAATATAGATGCACTATTCAAAATGCCGCAGGGCAAGCAGAAAAGAACTTTCATACAGTAGTTATAACATTAACATGAGGTGGTAAAATGTTAGGAATAAATATACCCGAAGATGAACAAGGCAACTGGAAAGTAGAGATAGATAACGGAGAATGTTCTCTAGTTAAATTAAGTTTAGGTTACTCTATTATGAAAGACAGTCAATACGAATATGACGCACATCAATGGTTATGGGATAACGCAACAGGTGATATATTCATTGGTGGTTTAGGAATAGGTTTTCTAAATAAAGAACTGATAGATAATCACAATTTTAGTTCTGTTACTATTATAGAAAACTCACAGGATGTAATAGATTTAGTTTGGCCTTACTGTGCAAGAGATAGTAGATTTACTTTAATACATGCAGACATAGAAACATGGACTCCCCCTGCTGGCTCACACTGGGATGTAGGTTGGTTTGACACATATCTAGGCGACAACCCTCTAAGTATCAACGGCTATTTTTCCGCTATGAAAGCCAAATATGGGCCGTTCTGTGATAAGATGGGAACAAGGTTGGTTAATGATGATTTACATGATTTTGTTGTTTAGCCTTAGTGTTGTTATCGGCTTCTTAGTAACATGGTTCTTACTAAAAGAAGATGATGTGTCGTTTATTTTGCTCGACGAGTAAATGCACTATCTTGCCAAAGGTGACCACACTCTTTGCACTGCCACAGGCTTATTCGCTCACGCTTACCATCAAGGTAGCGTGCTTGCAGCCTTCTTGGTATGTGTTCGTGTAAGCAAGCCCTACACTTTACTTTGAGTTTGTCTAACAGTCTACCCATCACTCAGCACCTCTACGCCCGATGACATCATCAATGCGTAGGATGGCGCTAGTAACTTCAGTAGCCCCACTAATAGCACTACGAATAAGTGATGTTGGTTCATATACTCCATGCATGAGAACAATACCTCCTTCATGCACATCAGGCCCATAGAACTCAGGCACTGTGTGACGCATAGCGAGTATGGTATCTAGTGCGTCATACCCTGCGTTTTCTGCAATAGTAGCAGGTATTACCTCAAGAGCATCAGCGAATGCTTCTATCGCCATTTGAGCACGCCCACCTATAGCAGTAGCATTAGCACGCAGATGCATGGCTATGGCTAGGTAAGTAGAACCCCCACCAAAACGCATAGAGTCACCATTTTTGATAAGTGACACGACACCAAGAGCATCATCGAACCCACGCTGTATCTCATCAAGTGTGGATTGAGTAGCACCAAACAGTATTAGCGTAGCCTCTTTTTCTTGCGAATGCATGAATAGATAGGATACATCGTTGTAAGTTTCTCTCTTAATGAACACCTTACCTGTAGTAGAGGTAGCATCAGGGAACATGTGTATCGGCGCACCTACTTCATTAGAGAGCCTTCTCATCGTGCTCTCAGGAACTCTTTGCACTAGAGATATACCTTGCTTGCGTAGATAGGCTATGGCTGTATCATGAACGCCGTCACGACACACTACAACATTAGCACCACTACTGACTACAGCCTTTGCTGACGCTAACAACTTGTCTCTACTCATTGATTGAACTTGACTGTATGAGTTAGCATCAGTCACTTGCACTGATACATTATTTGCTTCCTTTCCTTCTGTTAGCCCACCGTTGAGTAGTAAAACTTCTACGCCGTCATCACTAGCCCAGTTGTTGAACTCATCTCCTCCACCAATGAAGTCCTTGTTTAGAACTACACCACGGAACAGGTATGAATCAGACAAAGCACCACCCGGTGCAGCGAGTGTTTTGACTTCACGAGCATCACCAACGGCTTCTATGGTTTCTACACACAATTCAGCAACCTTATCCTCGCATGCTTCTAACGATTTACCAGTAATGGCTGTCTTTGCTATCGCTAGTAAATCCCCACCTGCGTCATCCATACCTTCTAAGCACTCAATAGCCATATTTCTTGCTACAGAATATCCTTTGTTGACAACATTAGGATGTAAGCCCTTAGCAAATAAATTCTCGCTGTTGGCTAATAATTGACTAGCAAGCACTACTGTGCTTGTAGTTCCATCGTAAGCATTAGATTCTTGCATCTTAGATACTTCTACTACCATTTTAGCAGCAGGGTGTGCTGTATCTACCTCTCGCAAGATAGTAGCGCCGTCATTGGTAACGATAACATTACCACCACCGTCTACCATCATCTTGTCCATACCTAATGGCCCAAGGGTTGTTCTTACAGTTTCAGCGATTCGCTTCACTGCTTCTATATTCAGTCTTTGTGTTGTATTACTTTCAGTCATTCCAATCTACCTCAATTTCAACTATAGAGCCATCCTCCATATTTCGGCTCTTTACGATGCCGTTGTCTACGCCATACTTGTATAGGTCGTAGGTCAACTGACAATCTTTGAGGCAGTAGTCGGCTACCTCAAGATACTTACCTTCCCGCCATGCTGCGGGTGCGTCACTGCTTTGCATACTCTTTGATAGGTCGAGTGTGCTACGAGTGAGTGTGTCTAGTGTGGTGTGAACTTTACCAACAGCCAATGCTGCTTTATCAATGAGTATTTTGGTATCAATGATACTATCGCTCTTACCAATCAACTCACCAGCAGTCCAACAATCTAATGCTGCGTTTAAAACAGGTAAGTCGAATTTACGAATGTTGTGACCCAGTATCTTACCGCCACTGTCTAAATGCTTCTGTAAGTGGTCACCAAGTGTGCGTGGGTGTAGAGGGTGAACAGTAGCATTGACCATTTCTATATCTTCTTTAGCAAACACATGACCGTCATTACCATCCCATGTGGCTACGACAGTAGGCTCGAACAAAGAGTGTTTATCCCATCCACCTATCTCCCAAGAGTAGTTTCCAGTCTCTATGTCTAATGCCATTATGCCACTCATATTACAGCCACCTCACATCTAGTTTTTGAAACTTCACACATCTGCCTCTTTCAAACGAATATACACTACTGACGCATCCTTTGCTGCATCAAATAGATGCGCCCCCCATTTAGAAAAGCGGTTGAAAGCAGTGCCCCTAGTTATCTGTTCAGTAAGACAATACTGTTTGATAACAGCAGCCTTCTTTCGCCACCCCTCCCCTTTCTTGTCTAACTCTACAGGCGAGACTAAGTTGTATGCAGCCTTCCAGTTCTTAGCATGATTAGCCTTCTCGGTTTGTTTAGCACCTACTTCTACTTCGCCCTCAAGCCATAGTATTAGATTTTTGAATAAGTCATAAATGATTTCTTTTGCCATGTCTAAATGGTCACCAGTGACCACCCACTTCTCATCCATCATGGCTATGTGAGTAGCGAGGATAACAGAATAGTTCTCCATGGCGGGAACAAATGAAGATACTACATTCGCTATGGCGAAGTTCAAATCGTCTAATAGTGAATACAAATCCTCAACCAAATCATAGGTGGCTGCGTAGAAAGAATCATCAGCAGTAAACACTTCATGCATTACTGACTGAACTAAATCTTCTTGCTCCTCACGAGTCATACCATCCCACTCAGCGAATCCAACTTCGGTTAAGTCTAGTATGCGGTCACGCAACCGCTTTTGTAGCCCTTCAAAATATTCAATGATTTCTTCGTATGACAACTTCTGTTTGGGAGTCTTAGTAAATGCTCTTTCCATACGCTTCATACTCACACCCATACGCCTATCCATATCCCAGTCAGACCAATACAATAGAACACGCTGAAAGATACCCTTTGTCAAGACATACTCTTTGACACCCGCAGGTGGGTAGGTAGTAATCCATAGTGAGACAAGTGATTCAGTTTCAATACGACGACCACTCAAATGTTTTACGAGTATGTTTGAGTTACTACCGATGGGGTTACAAGCAGACTGTAGATACAGAACAGTCTCTTGCGAGTGTTTACCCGGATTGAGAATGATACTACCTTCATCGAAGTTCAGTGCTTTTTGACCGGCTAACATACCTTTTGTTTGAACGGCTACTTCTTCCTTCTTACCGTTCTCATCAACGATGACCTCTTTGGTAACACCTCCGATAAGACCTGCATCCGAACCCGAGGTATACATGTCCTGTTCTAACCCACAGTCTTTCAACACATCTCCTATGAATTCCCACGCTACAGATTTACCAGTCCTTGAAGGTTGAATCCAAAACACATGCACACGAGGGTCAAGATGGCTAGCATCCCATGGAATACGAATGAATGGCGCTGCTATTTGTCCTTGGATATAGAAGAAAGATAACATAGCAGGTATCTCATTGTCTATACTTGTTCTACTGAACCTATCTACATAGCCCTCAAAGAAGGGATATTTCTTTACTGCAAGGTAATCTGTAACTTCTCTCATAACTCTACCTCTTTTACTGCTTTATATACTAATACTAAATGTTCAGTGTTTGATGCTGCTTTATATACCCCGTCTACGCCTAACATTTCTTTCGATGTGAACAGGTGATTCACTTGTCAAAGTCTCTACAATCAGTTGTCTTTTCTTATCACCTAACCCCTTTACTTGTTTAAGAGATTCAGGGAAGCACATCTCTTCTAGGCTACCACATTTAGTAAGTAACCTTTCTGCTAATTCAGCACCTACACCCGGTATAGTAAGTAGCATATCTACTCTTACATCGTTAGTAGACACTCTCCTGATAGCATGAGCACCATGCTTACTAGCGGGCTTGTGTAACTTGTTGTGTAGTTTTGTGATGAACATGGCAGCCTCACTGATGTTAGCAGTGAAGAAAACTTGACACTCGAAGTCAGCCATGATTCTAGCGATAGTGCCAGTCAATTCATTTTGCACTCTACTATGTGTTAGATGTCTACCTTGCTTCTTAGCGAATGCAACATACTTAGCGATAGAGCCATGGATGACTAGAAAGAAGCGCTCATAATTAGCATCCATGTTGTCGAGTTGCCTCCACAAATGACCACTATGACTTGACTGAAATAAATCGGTAACACTTTTTGCTTCTACACACGCAGCACCTAATAGATAATCACCTACTACCAAAGGTTGTCTTACTACATTAAGCCCTTCCTTCTTAGCCCTTCGTTCTATAGATTCGCAAAGAGCACCACGCTCATTAGAATCAATGATTAAATCAGGCTTTGCCATTCTTCTCACCCTGATTTTTATGATGGTGACAATACCCATCTATTACTATCGCTCTACATCTTTTACCTGATTTAGAGAAACCCTTACAGAAGTATTCTTCCGGTAAGTTATCTCTATCGCTTAAACATGATAAACAAACAGTGGTTGATTTTTTAACACGACAACCTAAACCTTTACCACAAATAACACATTGTCGTGCGTGTATTGTATGTTTCATTTAATCACCTATACTACCGTCAAAATAACGGCACTTACCAAGACATAACCCATCGTATTCAAGTGTAGCGCATGACGCTGCTGAGTATCCGTTATTACCAGCCCCACCGTAAACTATGTTTTCTACTTGTTCACGAGTGATTCTAGGGTTATAGTCCACCCACCCTTGCTCTTCTATGATACGAATAATTCTCTCTACATGACCTGCTTTTATCTCATTAGCAATAGCATCGGGAGGGAAGAACCAACGAAACCTAGCCGCTAAAAATGAGGCTAAATGAAATCTTGCTTTGTGTGTAGGGTTACCTTCACCCAGCGCTGATTGAGCCAAGCATGGTAACACTATAATATCACCAAGTGTAATGTCAGGTAAACCATCAACCTTCTCTACATGCTTCTTGAAAGGACTCTTACGCTGAGCCACAGTGATTTGTATATCCGTCTGACCATGCTCTATGTATCCACTAATAGGCTCTTGTGCTTTTTCCATCAGTCCGTCATGATTCAGGTTTAGTATTGAATGACTATCTAGTGGTATGCTCCAACAACCTCTCTTGCTGTTATAAGAGTTAGGAATACGAATCATACCTGATGTATCAAACGCCACAGTAGGGTCATTACACGACAGGTTCAGTTTCTTATGCCATGATGATATTAGTTTTCTACCACCCTCTTTGACTCTAGCAACACTGTATCCATCTGAGGGAGTGTGAATGTTCCTCAATGGAATCCAGAAATGAAAGCCACCACCACTAAACCAAACATAGTGCCTAACATCTTCGTGTAACAAAAAACGATGTAGCCTTTTAACCTGTTCGTGCATGAACGCAAAGTCTACATCAGCGCCACGCTGTTTGAAATCTTTACAATCAAAATCCATGACGAAGTGACGGATGATGGGTGTATCGTAATCTACTCTATGGTTTCTAGGTGGCTTGGTTGCTCGGTATCCGTATGCTGTGAAGTATACATTACCACTACCGTTCTTACCTTTCCAGTATCGTTCTAACTCTTCCCAGTTTCTAACACAGTAACGCCCCCCTTGCTTTCCATTGGAGGCTATCTCTAATACCTCACGAGGGAAGTCGAGTGTGATAAAAGACATATCAATCCCTACTCTCCAAAATATAGACCTGCTTCATTATTTCACTGACAATAGAATTGAATGTGTTTGATATGTTGGGGGAGGTTAACATTGATGGATGGATAGTTATGTAGAAGCACGATAGAGTTTCTTCGTTGCTAGGTTTGTTTGCCATATCAACGCTGATTCTCTTATGTTTACCAACTCTCGCTAGCCGAACATTGAACTCAAGATTAGGCCACTTGACAGAAAGACCCAACCTAATAGTTTCACAAGCAACTTCCAAACCCTCTCTATCCATAACATCACCTCATGTCCTCCGGGTCAATTGCTAAGTCTCCCATCCAAGCAGGGCACATTTCCATAAAGTCGCAATACTCACACTTTCTTTCGTGGGCTTCAGCAGGGAAATCATCATTCAAGTGTGCGTCTACTACACGCTTGAGTCTATTCTCTACAGTCTTTGGGGCATAACGACCACCCGGGCCTTTGACACTTTCATAATCCCACATCGGCCCGTCTCCTCCATTGATACCACCACCGGGGAACTGCCAACCCCAACCAACTACAGGTAGGTATTCTATGTGTGGGCTATGTTCTAACATCATACGGTAAAATTGCATTTCAGCACGCATAGAAGAACGCTTACGACCACCCTTTTCTACCCACTTACCAGTCTTTAACTCCATCAAAATAATACCTGTATGGTCTGCATCAATGAATATACGGTCAATAAAACCCTTCATGTGTATAGGAACTTCAGTTCCATCACTAGCAACTACTACTCTAGTGGCATGAATCTCTACCTCATTACCAATGGGTAACCAGTCCTTTGTATTATCACGCATGTGCATGAGTCTTTCAAATTGCCAATCACTATATTGATTCATCTGCGCTCTCTCACCATAGATGTAAGGTGTAGGCGGAATAGGCATGGCCTTTCGTAATTCCTTCTTTGCCAACTCAGTATTACCCTCGGCAACAAAACTCTCGACTTCGGGTATTACATCAGGCGCTTGTTTCCAAAACCACTCAACAGCATCGTGAACATTACTACCACGAACATGGTAGTCTCTTTCTTCACCACGCAAGCCCAGTATGTTTTGAAAGTAATACTGCTTAGGACAGAAATCAAATGTGCCTACTGATGATTTAGTGATACGCAGAATCTTGTCATCCATGTCAGGCGACCAGTTGTAGCAAGACTTATCGTAAGACTCCAACAACTCAGGATACTGATAGTTAGTATCACTCTTTTGATTCGGATTGAACCTCATTGTTTTTACCTCCAAATTTGTTTGTTTTTATCTTTACAACAGGGGCTTCTTGAGGTTCATCTTCCATGGTTAAACGGAGTAGTATAAAGTATCCAATCAAATCTTCTATGACATCTTTATCTGTTTCTATGCTATCATTACCACGCATTAGTCTGCTTAGTTTGTCATCTATTCGCACTCTTAAACCAGCATCAGGCCCAAGGTGACTAAAGAATCGTATGGGGTCAAATGCGCTGTCTCCATACTGTTTGTTCTTCTCACCCAGTAAGTTTAGAACCTTGGCTGCAATCTTAGCACACTTTAATTTAAACGATTCCTCAGTCATTCTTCCTCACCTTTATCTGCTTTGTTACCTTTTATACTAACTTTCTCTACAGTCATACCCCACTCAGTGAGTTTAGTCTGTCTAGTTCCATCAGTATGTAAGCCCCATTCATTCAATGTTGTTTGTCTTGTTTTATCTTTCATAATTTATTCCTCCTTAGATGTATGACTTAGGCACAATGCTACCGGAAGCAACATCTAAATCCCAGTCAAGACTCTCATATATTCGCATCAGTTTAGACTTCACCATCACGCTCAAAACCTTATCCCAGTCTATCGCATAGTTATCTAACTCTTCTTTG